CTGGCGCTCTCCATCAATCTCTTCGGCGAGAAGGGCGCGCTCGTCTACAGCGGCAAGTTCAACCTGGTGTGGCAGCAGGTAGTGGCGGCCGCGGCCTGAAAATAGTCGCGCGAGCCATAAATGTTTCCAATCCCGTCGCTCTATCAACTGGTGACGCGGGCGCGCAACGCGATCCGCGCCAATCTCCCGGGCACCGACGCCTGGCTGTGGCCGAATAACGTCAACCCGACCGCCAAGGTGATCGGCGGCATGACGTCGGAGCTGTTCGGCTTCGCCGACGACATCCAGCGGCAAAAATTCGCGCTCACCGCCAACGGTCCGGATCTCGACCTGCACGGCGCCGAGATCAATCTCTCGCGCTTTCAGCCGACGCGGTCGGCCGGCAATATCTCGATCGTCGTCGCCGATTCCTACGACGTCGCCTACGGCGCCATCTTCCAGCGCAGCGACGGCGTGCAGTTCGTCGCCTTGGCCGCCTTGTCGATCACCGGCTCGGGCACAATTACCGTGCCGGCGCAATCGGTCGGCACCGGATCAAACACGGTCACTCAGGCGGGCACGTCGCTTTCGATCTCATCGGGCACCACCGACGTAAACGGCGATGCCGCCGCGGTGGCGACGGTCGCGACCGGCGGCATGACCGGGGGCACCGACGTCGAACAGGACGGTGCCACTTTCAATCCGCCGCCGGGGACGTTCCGCTACCGCATCCTTTTCAAGAAACGAAATCCGCCGCAGGGAGGCGCGGCATCCGACTATGTGATCTGGACGCAGCAGGCCAACGGCAACGTCACCCGCGTGTTCGTCGAGCCGCTGTGGGCCGGCATCGGCACCGTGCGCGTGCTGCCGATGATGGACAACCTCTATGCGAACGGCATCCCGCAATCCGGCGATATCGCCGGGATCACCGCCTTCATACAAACCGTCCAGCCGTCCGCGGCCACCGTCACCGTCGTGGCGCCGACGCCGGTCGCCGTCAATGCCATCATCACCGGACTGACGCCGTCCAATCCGACGACGCAGGCCGCCGTGATCGCCGAGCTGCAGGCGGCGTTCCTTCGGCTGTCGCAGGTCGCCGGCATCGCCACGCCGAACGCGTCGATGCCCTATCTCGCGATCCCGTTCACCTTCCTGCAGCAATGGCTCCAGCAGGCCGTCGACAACGCGCCGGGCGTCACCAGCGGCACCGTGAGCGTGGTGGCTGGCCTGATTACGGCGGCCGGCGCGATCTCGACCTCGAGCGCCACCGTCACGATGCCGAACGTCTCGGGCTATCCCTGGGTTGTGCCCGGCATGAACGTCTACGACATTACTGCGGGAAAACAGATCGGCACGGTGCTGACCTATACCGGCACCACGTTGACGCTAACGGCCAATGCGGCCAACGCCGGCGCCGGCTCGACCGACTCCTTGGCGTTCTCGGCTTCCCCCGGCAACACCTCTTTGACCGCCGGACAGATCGCCGTGCTCGGGACCGTGACGTTCTGAGTTAGTGCCGGAGCGGAGCAGATGACCTCTTGCCCGTCCTCGGCGCGGCCGCCGTTCACCTGCCCCACGCTCGAGCAGAGCATTCAGGCGACCGCGGCGTTGCTGCCGCGCGGCAAAGCGTGGCCGGCGAACGATGGCGGCGGCACGATCGCCAATTTCCTGGCGTGGCTCGCGTCGCTCGGCAATCGCATTCCGGCGCCGGGCGATTGGCCAGCGGGCTACGTGCAGGCCGGCTTCGTCGCCGCGCTGGGCACCGTGCGCAACTGGATCGAGGGCCAGTTCTGCGCGCTCAAGGATGAATTTTTCTGCGCCTCCGCGACCACGACTCTCGATCTCTGGAACGCGGAATACGGATTGCCCGATAACTGCGATCCGTATCCGAACCTCTGCGCCAAGGTCGGCTATTTCGGCTCGCCGCATTGTCCATCGTGGGTCGCCTTGGCCGCGTCGCTCGGCTGGTCGATCGCTTGTTCGGATTTTGGCGGCGGCACTCAGGCCGGTTGCTGCCATGCCGGCAATGCTCTCGCCAATCCGGGCGTGCAGGCGACCATCGTCACCATCACGGTGTTTCTCGATTCCAGCGGCGCCTATGGGATACCCATGTCGACGCCCTCGCGCGCCGGCATCTTTCTTGCGGGGCAACAGCAACAATGCCAGCCCAATATCACGTCGCTTGAGTGCGCCTTCCAGCGCATTCTGCCGGCGCATCTGACGGTTAATTACGTCACCGACAACTCTTCCGCCTTTGTCGCCCTGGTCGCCCGCGGCACGGCCGCAGCATCCGGCCGGGCCCGCATCAGCATCTAGCTGATTTTTTCCTTTCCCACATCGCGGTAGCACTCCATGACCGATCTCTTCGGCCCGGCCAATGCTGCAAACTCGGTCACCGCCATGCCCGCGGACTCGCGGGTGTTCGGGTCGAACAACACCTTTTTCAAGGACTGCTCCTCGCCGACCGCGAATGACGGGACCGCCTACGGCGCTTCTTTTTTCAATTTTCTGCTGCAGATGGTCCGCGCCGCCGTCACCGGCCAGAACATCCCGCAGGACAATACCAACGCCAACATGCTGCTGCAGGCGATCCAGGCCGCAGCGCCGCCCTATGGCGCCGATATCGGCGCGCAGAATGCGCTGATCGTCAACGTCAACCAGCCGGGCTTCACGCTCGGCGCCGGCTCCATCATCCGCACCAAGGTCGCTTACACCATCACCGGCCCGGCGACGATCCAGGTCTATAATGGCGCGAGCAATCTCGGCACCTTCAACCTCACGCGCTCCGACGCCAACGCCCTCAATCCTTATGACCTGGTCGCGGGTCAAATGGCGGCGCTGACCTACGACGGCACCGAATTCCAGATCCCGCGCGGCGACGCCGGCGGCACCGGCGACCTGAAATGGAAGCTCGCCGGCACGACGCTCACCGGCTGGGTACCGCTCAACGGCCTGACCATCGGCAGCGCCTCCTCGGCGGCGACCGCCCGCGCCAACGCCGATTGCCAGCAGCTCTACTATCTGCTTTGGAACAATTTCTCCAACACGCTTTGCCCGGTCACCGGCGGCCGCGGTGGCTCGGCCTCAGCAGACTGGACGGCGAATAAGCCGATCCAGCTGCCCGACGCGCAATGCAAGACGCTTCTTGGCGTCGACGGCATGGGCGGCGCATCCGCCACGAATCGCCTCAGCGGCGTGCCGATCACCGCCGGCGCCGCGGCTACGCTCGGCTCGACACTGGGCGAGGCACTGCACGCGCTGGCGACCGGCGAGCTCGCTTCGCACAATCACGGCGTCAACGATCCGGGCCACAGCCATTCGGTCAACGATCCGGGACACGACCACTCGGTCAACGATCCGGGTCACGATCACTCGGTCAATGACCCTGGCCACTCTCACGGTTACGCGAAGGGGAACGGCGGCGCTTTTGGTTCGGGGAACTATAACGCTGGTCCGGGCTCACAAACGCCAAACACCATCAACGACAACGCGGCCACCACAGGCATCAGCAACAACGGCTCCGGCACCGGCGTGAGCAACAATGCATCGGGCACCGGCGTCGGCGTCGATAGCGCCGGCACCGGCATTTCGACCCAGGCCGCCGGCTCCGGCACGGCTCACAACAACACGCAGCTTTCGCTCACCGCGGTCCTGTTCGCGCGGCTCTGATCTTTCATTCCTGCGTGAGCCTTAGCGCCGCGCTGTCACCCGGACCTATCAGCATATTAGCAAGGAGAACGAGATCATGAGCGGTCTATCCGACTATGCGGCCCAAGCCACGCTGAATTGGGAAACCGGCAATGCGCCGATGCCGGCGCTGGCGTCGCGGTTCTTGGCGCTATTCGTCGCTCCACCGACGGCGGATGCCGTCACCGGCGGAGTCGAGATGGCCGGCGGAAATTATGCCCGCGTGCAGGTCGCGGGCGAGATCACGGCGGCTGGCGCGATCTCGACCTCGAGCGCGACCATCACGATGCCGAATGTCAGCGGCTATCCCTGGGTGGTTGCAGGGATGAACGTCTACGACATCACCGCGGGCAAGCAGATCGGCACGGTGCTGACCTACACCGGCACCACGCTGACGCTGACCGGCAACGCCGCGAATGCTGGTTCTGGATCCACGGACTCGCTGGCCTTCTCCGCTTGGCCGGCGGCATCGGCGTCTTCGGGGAATGAGCCGGCGACGGCTCCCGCCAACGTCACCAATTCCGGCGCAGTCGTTACCTTTCCGCAAGCCGCCGGGACCGAGCCATGGGGCGGCGCTCTTGCGGCTGGCGCCTCGTTCACGACCGCTTCGACCACGATCACGATGGGAGCCGCGGTCCCGAGCTGGGTCGTGGCTGGGGCCAACGTTTACGACGTGACTGCTTCGGCGCAGATCGGTACGGTGGCGAGCGTCGCCGGTTCGACCGTTACCCTCTCGGCTGCGGCGGCCCATGCATCGTCCGGTTCGGCTGATTCACTTTTGTTCAGCGCGCCCGCAGTGGCCTGGGGCCTATTCGACGCTTTGTCTGGCGGCAACCCGATCACTTGGGACTATCTCGGCAACAACAAGTGGATTCCGTTCTCTTGCACGTTGGCATCGCCTGGCGTGCTCACTTGCGACTCCACTTCCGACGCACCGGCCAACGGCTCCTCGATCGTGGTGACGCAGAAGTACGGCGGCACGCTGCCGACAACCGGCGGCTCCTGGTCTGGTCTGTTGACCACGGCGAATCTGTCGGGCGCGACGTTCACCGCCGGCGTCAACACCACCGGGATCGGCGGCGGTCAGTTCCGCCAGCTCACCCAGCAGCCGATCTCGATCAACGTGACGGCGAGCTTCGCCACGTCGACCTTCACCCTGACGGCCGCCTGAAAACAAGGCGCGTGACATGGGATTATTGCTCGCTACCACCAACGCGTACATCGAAGTGGTGACGAGCGCCGCTCAGGCGCTCCACACCCATGCTGATAT